ATCATTATCATCTGAGAATTCTCTTGAGTCAACTTCTTCCCAACGATTGGATATTGTTTCGCCACGTAAACCATCAAGAATAAGATCAAATTCTTCGTCTGTTAAATCTTCTTTAGATAATTCACAGCATTCTTTAGACATTTTAACTCCAGTTTCCTCTTCGCGTTGCTCCTCGTTTACAATATCTTCAGTATCTGTAAACTCTAATGGTTGTATTGTCTTAAAATATAAATTTAAAGAAATATCATTTACTGATAAAATAGCATCAAAGCATTCAATCAATAATTGCTGGTAAGGTTTTATTACAATATTATCAAATAATAAAGTAGCTGTTTTAATCTCTTCAGCGTTATTACCAAGTCCAGAATTTCCATCTTTTACGCCAATTAGTAAAGGCGATGTAATTCTATGTGCTATAATTAGTTTTTTAACACATTCGTTAGATAAATACTCGTAGTGTTGTGGTGCGTCATTTAATGGTATATCATCTACAGTAGTTTTAGACTCTGTATTGTTATTAAATGCAACAATTACTTTTTCCCCTCTAGAGCCAGTAAGCTTGCCAAGTACATCATCTTTTACTTGCATTTGCTTTTCTCTATCTGGTACTCCGTTGTTAAAGTTTACTACTTTAGTTCCAGAAAAGCCACATTGTACCTCGTTGATTAAATAGTCAGCAACTTCCTCTTCTAGTTCCGCGTAAGCTAATCCACCTTGATAATCTACAGGCGCATAATAATCAAAACCAGATACATATCTTTTAATAATTTTTATCTCTGACTCTTTACCGTTACCAAACCCGAACGCTGGTATCCTTTTAGGGCTCTCTGATGGCTTTAATTTCGACCAGTCATAGTGATAATAGTAAGCCTCGATTTGACCGTCCTCGTTGCATTTTTCAGCACGTAATGTTTGCCTTGGGAAATGTTCAGCTTTTAATACTTTACCATTTTTGTATATAATCTGCATTGAGCCTTCGCCTAATAGCTTAAGGTCCTGTACAGTTTTGTGTACACAACTATTAGAAAATATAGAACGCATTTGAGCATATTCGTCTGGTTTTTTAGATGAGTTAGTTGCATCTAAACCTTTACCGTATATCATATTTACAACACCATTTATAACAGCGTTGTTTGTTGCCGAGCCTGTATATCTATCTATGATGTATTGATAATAGTTATTATCTTCACCATAATTTACCCAGTCTTTATTTTTATTCTCTTTTATCTCTGGTCTATTATAACCTGATAAGTTTAAAATATGCAAATTGTTCATATAACTATAAATTCATTATCACTAGAGTGTTCTGTATATGTATTATAATTTACACTAAAGTCATTTATTGTTTGGTCAGTACAAAATATTTTATCTTTAAAAATAATATTATTTCCTTCTTTTACCTGTAAAGTATAAAAAGAGCTTTCTTGTAATGTTGTTTCAAAATCACAAGACATATTATAATAATATTTATTTTGGCTTATTGATGTAGTATCAGAATAACTTGTGCCAGTTGTTTCACTAGTTAAAATAGCAGTAACTATACCAGCGTCTTTTCTAGGTATTAAATTAAATGTCTTTGTACCGTTTGTTCCAATTGTCAACATATATATATAATAAAAAAAAGCTTGTTTTGTTATTTGTGTAAAATAAAAAAAGGGGCAAAAAGCCCCTTTAAATATAAGTAAAAAAGAAAGATTAAAAATCAGAACCAGATGTTATTGTAATTGTAGTAGTTCCAACAGACATAGTTGAACCATCGTTACTATCCACGTTTACAAAGTTAGCTGGTGTAGCTTCTTGAGCTTCAAGGGTAAGTGTATAGCCGCTCATGTCTCCCATAGCCGCTCCAGTTACCATAGTCCCTCCGGTCAGTTCCGCTCCGTGCTCACGACCTACTAAAAAATAGTTGTCATTGTAGTCACGTACGATAATCTGTGGACGTCCATAAGCTAATAATTTAATCTCTTTATTATCTGCTGCAGAAAGCTTTTTCAAGCTTAAGTTTAAAGTTTGAGTAAAGAAAGATGTACCTGTATCTCTAGAGCTATTAACTGCTCCTTCAAATGATGATGTTCCTCTTAAGTCATACTTAAAAACCGTAGCAGTACTAGAGTCGAAGTTCTCAATAGAGTCATCAGCTGCGTCAAGCACAGATGCATCTAAGTCTCCGAATTCTTCTGAAAAATAAACCTCTTTAAGTCCTCCTATTGAGTCTTTGCAAGGTTCTACTCTTCCTTTAGTTAGTGGGCATGCCATAATTTTTAAATTTTAAATAAAAAAGGTAGGCAGGATATACCTTACCTACCCTTTTCTATGTTAGACTATTTATTAAGCTAGAGTTTGTAGCACAAGGTCTGCTCCGATGCCATATTGAACACCTGCAGTATATCGCATTACTACTCGAACATTTTGTGAACCATCTAGGTCAGCCATATCAATAACTTTAACTTCCTGATTGTCCGATAAAAGGCCGGTCCCAAAATATAAATTGGAAGCTTCTCCAGCTACGATGTGGTCAGCAGGCATTCCCGGTGCGTGTTGAATTTTGATACCTTCAAAAGAAAGCGCATTACCCATATTGTACCATTGTGCTCCTTGGTCGTTAGTACCAGCAGCTCCTTGTCCTTGTGCAGCAAAACCGCCAAGTGAACGAACATAAGCCTGTAAAGCTACAGTAGGTACATAGATTGTTAAATCTTCTTTGCCATATACGGCAGAAGGAATAGCGTCGACTACGTTTCCAAGTAGACTTACGATATTTGAAGATGTGTAAGATGTTTCAGAACCGTTTGCTGCATCGTTTACATCTCCATCAGCACCCATAAGTACTGTAAGACCGTCGAATTCACCAGCATTTCCGTTAACACCAGCCCAAATTGTTTGCTCTGTTTTTTCAGCTACTTTAGCAGCAACGTGACCAATTAAAAAGTCAGCAAAAGATGGAGGTAGGTTGTCAAATGCAGAATATCCCATTTCAACCGCTTCCCAATCGCTTCTGAAGTCTTTTTTGCAAAGCTGCAGGTTAACTTGGAATTCCTCTGGTTGAAGGATACGCTCTGTTAGCGTAAGTGTAGATGTAGGGTCAAAATCACAAGTACCATCTTTTACGATAGCATCTGTAGAAATTTTCTTTACTACTTCTTTAAATTTAACATTTGGTTTGATGGTGATTGCACCTTCAGCCAAAGTTTTACCGCTTAAAAGACTAGCAGAGATATATTTACCTGCAAACTCCCCAGCGTAGGTAGTTGTAATAGATGTGGTTGTTGCCATTATTTATTATTTATTTATGTTATTAAATACTCTATCTAATGTAGAGTGGGGTCGTTTTTGTGAAAACAGTTGTAGATTTTTTTCTACTTTGCTTTCTGGTGAATGATTAACTCTCTGAACTGGCTCTTCACTTAGTTCAGTTTTTTCTTGAGCAGCAAGTTCCTCGGTAAATGCATTACCAATTTCGTCAGCACTCATTTCCTCTTTTGGTTCAATCATTGATTTTATTTCTTCAATCATTGAAACAACTTCGGCTAATTCTTTTTTAGTGACATATTCTGCCTCTACTTTTTCTTCTTCTTCCGCTTCAACTTCTTCTTCAGCAGCTTCTTCTGCTTCAGCTTCAGCAGACTTAATCTCAGCAATAATACCTTCTTCGGTTACTACCAAAACATTTCCGTCTTCAAGTTCGTATTCGCCAACTGGCAAAGCTACTCGTTCGTCTTCAGTTACAATAAATACTCCTGCACCAGCTTCAAAAGCCTCTGCTTCTATAACTGTTCCATTTTCTAGCTTTGCAGTCGCTAGTTCTATCTTTTCTTCAACATCATTAACAATGTCAGCAGTTTCTTCGCCTAGATAGGTTTTAATCTTATTTAACATTTCGGTTGCTTTCATATAACTATAACTATTTATTTAACTTATTTTACATTTTTATCGGTTCAATACTCGCTTTACTGCATCATTTATTGCTCTTGCTCTACTTAATCTACCTCTTGCTTGACTTCTTGCAGTACCAAGTTTATCTTTTTGCTTTTTCAAAGATGATAACTCACCACTTGAAATTACTTTGGCAGCTTCAGAACCTAAAACAGCTTCAATTTCTTTTATAGTTAAATCTATATCTGCTTCTATTTTTTCTAACTTTCTTCTAACATTTATAGCAATAGTTTGAGCATCTCTTAAACCTGTGTCTGCGTTTGCAAGTTTTCTTGATTGTTCTCTGAAATCCTCAATAAGTTTATTAGGGTCTGTTGCTAACTCCACTTTTTGAGCAGATAGTTCTGTTTTCTCTTCTGAAAACTTACTAAAGATTTTATTTACATCTGGGTTCATAATAATATAATAATTTAATTTTTATTTGTTACATTTTCAATTGCAAATATATACAATATCTTGTTAATATTTAAATTTTACCAATTCCTTGAGCCGAATAATCTCCGGTGCAACATTTACGTGAGTAAGTTTGACCATCTTTACACAAACAAGCACGTTTACCTGTATTAGGACTTGAATAAAATCGTTTAAATCTATCGTATATCTTTCTCATTTTCCTTGGCCTCTATATTTTTGTTTATAACCTGATTGACCTTTACTAGCATTCTTACTATGTACACCTGGTCTTTTTGACCTACTTGACTGTCTAAAATTATTTATTATTTTTTTTGCCATTACTTTTGCGGTACACAATTAGGCACTCTTTTACCATTTTTCATTTTAAAGCCAATCATTTCATATCCATCAGTACAAGGCTCTTTTAAGTCAAGCACACCAAGTTCTTTTAATTTGCTTGCAGCCCAACGTTTTGCGGCCTTACCGCCCCACAATAAATAAGAAATAGTACCGCAGGCTTTCGTGTCCCCTTCGTCATAATATGTTTCAGCTCTTGATAAATATGAATGCATGCGTTTTATTGTTTGTACGCTTATTGGTTTCCCCTGCGCTAACTGCTGTGCGCGAACTTTCCCTACTTGAGTGGCACATTTATTATTTACTTTT